TGATCAAATCCCGCTCCGTCTCGCTCATCGGACGCTTGGTGCGGTCACCCATGGCTCACCCCGGAGGCCTGACCGAAGGCCCGCCCATGCCGGCGATGTTGCCGGCCACCGCCCGATCGGCGATCTGACCGTATGTCGTCGGTAAGTTACCGGTAGCGAGCGCCTGGCGAACCATATGAGCGGTGTCGGGCGGGGTGGAGCCTACCGGCGGAGCCATCGGCGCCTGCGGACGCTGGGCCCCCAGGCCTCCGCCCTGTCCCGGCGCCATCCCCATCATCGGCGAGGCTGGTCCCGGCTTGGGCTGCTGCGGCCCCTGCATGCCGGTCGCCGGCTGCTGCGGTGACGTGGGCGGCGGCAGGTCGCCGATGAGGCCCAGGTTGGGCTGGTCGGGCTGCATCGCCGCGCGTAGCTCGTCGAGCGATGGCACGGGCGTGCCGAACTGCGCGCCGATCTTCCAAAGCTCAACCCATGCGTCCAGCGCCGCCTTATCCCGCTCGCGATCGTCGTCCGACAGCGCCTTACTGCGATCGGTCTGCGCCTTGGCACGATCCGTCTCCAGATCCGCGGCGGTCTTCTGCTGCTGCACCATGGCCAGCACCTGTTCCGGGGTTGGCCCCTGGTTGGGCGGCGGCGGCTGCCAGTCGTCCGGTAGCTCTTTGAAGTAGTTGCTGACGTCGGCGATGTTCGCGGTCTCCAGCATGCGCGCCAGGGTATTGCGATATTCCGGCACACCCACGAGCGGGTTCTGCAGGCCGTATTGGGTAATGATTTGTTCCTGCTTGCCGGCGATCTGGGCGAGCATCGCCAGCCGCTCCATGGGCATGCCTTTGCCGCCGACCTCCACCGCCGCTTCCCACATCGTGCCCAGCGCTCTGGGATCGATCGATATCCACTCGCCCCGGATGCGGATCACGTTGGGCCGGTCCTGCTGCTTGGCGAGCATGCGCAGCAGACCGCTGTATAGCGGCGCCAGCCCGGTCTCGGCCAAGGTCCGCGCCATCATGTCGAGGCGATCCTGCGCGGCACTGGTCTGCTGCGACACGGCGATCGGCGCGGTGCTCTGGAGCTCGTCGACGGTGAGGCCCTGGGAGGCGCGGGTGATGCCGGTGCGGCTCTCCCTGACGCCCTCCAGCAACTGCATGATCGGCAGCGCCGCCGCACCGGCAAACGGCTTCACGAGCTCCTGCACGGCGCCCTGCTGTGCAACGCGGATGATGCTGCCGATGGCGGTCTGGCGCACATCGCTCATGTTCACCTGACCGAGGGTGATGACCGTCCTCGGATACATCGCCTGACCCAGGCTATCGAGGGTCGCGCGCATGACGCGGGACTGCAGGCGTTGCAGGTCCATGACCATGTCGGACACGGACGACCCGATGACCCTCCCCGGCTCCCTGTAGGGCGTAAAACAACTCAGGGGTATTTCGTCGGTGCGCTCCCACTGCACCAGCCGGCAGTCGTCACCCAGGCTGTGGGTGTGCAACAGTTCCGCTTTGTGGTCGTTGTCGGCGTCGCACCTGATCCAGCCCTCGATGTAGCGGATCATGCCCATGGAGCGATCGTTGGGTGGCCCGCCGTGCATGTGGTGCCCTGACGCGCTATCCCTGGCGATCGCCTCGCGCCGCCACTGCGTCGTGGGCGCTGAACCGCCGGCCCGCAGCACCGCGTGCTCATCCAACCCCATCTCGATCAGGTCGGAGGCCGATACGTCCCTGACGTGGAAAACACCACGCGCCTCTTTGACGGTGGACGCGTCAGACACCAACCACACGCACTCGGACGGCACCGATTCAACCACTGGCCACGCCTGCTGCACGCTGCGTGTGATGGTGGCGCTCCAGTATTCCGGTGGCCCGCCCTGCCCGAGATACATCTGGCCCTCGGGCGTCTTGGCCATCGCTTCCTGCTCGGCCCTGGTCATCGGTCGGCGCACGATGCGCTGCGCCTCGATGCCAGGCTCGGCGAGCAGCATTTGCAGCTGCGGCAGGATGAGGCCCTCGGCCACCTCGGTGCGGATCTGCTGCTTCTTGCCCCACGACCACCTGACCCAACCGGCCTTGCGTGTGAGCGCGTCGAGCAGCGCGTCGTGGAGGACGCTCCAGCCGGGATTGGCCACGAACAGCGCCCAGCGGGCGTAGTCGGTGGCTTGTCTAGACAGCATGGTGGCCAGTTTGTCGTTGCCGGATATCTCGCTGCTGATGGGTTCAAAGTGTACCGGGTCCTCGACGCCCGTGAACACCCGCAGGAGGCTCGGCAGCGTAGAACGAATCGTATCCCTAACAACAGTCATCACCAACTGAGAACGACCCTTCAGTGCCGGCTCGTCGCCGAAGCCCTTCCCGTTGTAATATTCCGACGCCGTAACTCTCTGGTTGCTCAGTTCCTCGTCATAGTTTCGCGCGATACCAAAATAATACCTGTTGATCTCGGCAATCTCGCTGTCCTCTTTGCCGAGGCGCTGGTAGACGATCTCCTGCACCCACTCGGTCGAAGATGGCTGCACGCTCGGACGCAGGCCAAGGGCATAAGGCCGGATCTCAGGCGGCAGGTCGTCGGTCGGGTCGTCGGGGATGTCCTCGTCGCGGCGCCTGGGGAGCAAGGTGGCGATCACCTGGTGGTCGGTGGGTCGCTGGCCCATCGGTCGCACCAGCCCCTCGATCGGTGGCAGCGGCGGCGCCCCGTAGCTCTGCGTGTTGGGCGCCAGCAATCCCTGCTGCGGCGGTCCCTGCGGCGCCATCGGGTTGATGCCCTGACGCAGGCCGGGCGGTGCGCCGGGTGGCAGTATGCCGCTCATCCGATACGTCCCATCAGCAACAATATCAGCAACACGATGACGATCACTCCCACGATGCCGATGCCGTAGCTGCCGTAGTTGCCATAAGGACCGCCGTAGCCGCCGCCGCGGTATCCCCACCAACCGCCACCCAGCACGAGCAGCAGAAGCACGATCAGGATGATTGCGAGCGGGCTCATGTCTGAAACTCGGGGAAGTCCGACTGCTGGCTGACACCGCCGGTCACCCCGGCAGGACGGTCGGGGCATGCAGCGTCGGTGGCGGCGCGCATGATGGCGTCGGCGATACTGGTCGGCATGCCGCTCTCCAACAGCCTGTGGCGCAGCCTGAGCCGGTCCTCGCCGGCCTGGAGGCGGCGGGTGACGTGCTCGATCAAGTCGATCTTGCAGGCCTGGGCGCGCACGTTGGCGGCAACCACCTGCTCGGCTGCCTTGGCACGTGCGGTCAGCAGGAAGCCCAGGCGCTGGTCGTCGCTGGTGGCAGAGACGCGCTCGATGTGGATCAACTGCATCAGATGTGCCCCCATCTCTCGTGTCTGCGAATCCGACGAATCGTGCTGTGGGCAACACCATACTGATTCGCAAGCTCTGGGCTCCCCAGCGGACTGGACAGAATGTCCCTGACCTCAGCCTCAGTCAGTTTGGCATTGGTGGCGCGCTCGCCTACACGGCCCTTCAAGGGCGAGACACGGCGACGGCGATCGTAACTGTCCTGTATGTTGGTAGCGGCGTTGCCCCAGTAGAGATGCTCCGGATTGACGCAGAGCCGCACGTCGCAGTGGTGGCAGGCAAATGCCTCGTCATCAGGCGGCTGGAGGCCATGCAGTCGCATGGACAGGTGCGTCGCCACCCAGTAGCGCCCCTCGCCATAGATGACGCCGTAATTCTTCCAGGCAGCGCCATCCCAGAACCAACAGCCGGTGTTGGGACACGGCGAGACCGATTGCCAGAACCTCTGCTCAAGCGGCGCCCAGCTCATAGTTCCATCCCCGGTATCCCATCCATTATGGGTTGAGAATCGAATAACCACGAATTATTTGCTGATGATACCATTAATCCTTGTTGCGCGAGCGTAAGCATTAACGCATCGGCGTGATCGCAACTCGGCAGGCCTCTGCGCCGCATACTCTCCTTGCTTTCGATTTGCAGCTTGCCAGTGCTGCTGAAGGTGTATTTTGCCGAGACGAGATCGCCCCGAAAATGATCGTCCTTGGGTAGCTTGACCACGCGCGTTGCCAGCCACTCGCGCATCCTGGCCCACAACTCATCACGCAAACGCATGAAATTATTCGCGTTGGCCGGCGACTCGGAGACATTCACCCCCAATACCGGAAGCCCTTGCTCCTGGAGCCGATCCACGACACCGGCACCAATGCCTATGCTGTCTATGACGATGAGCGTGGGTCGGTTCTGGGCGGCAAGGTCGTATTCGTATTTGACAGCGCCGGCCAGTTCCATGGTGCTGATATTGCGCCAGCGACGCGGTGGCTCAGTGACCACGTTACCCCTGCGCTTGATCAGCACCGAGGCATCCGCCCCGTAACGCGCGGGATCTAAACCCCACAACTCAGCAGCCCCGGTATCCAATGGCACGTCGCGATTCATGGCCATGTCCACGAGCTCGCCAGGAATGAACGTATCATCACTACTGCTGGGGAACTGACCCAGCACCCGCACGCGGAACGCGTTGCTCTCCGGGCCGTAGCGCTCGCTCATCTCGGTGATGTAGTCGGGCGACACGCGTGTGGACTCTGCTGACGACACCGTCATGCAGCGCCAGCGGTCGCGCTCCAGCGTGTGCGTGCGCCAGAAGAAGCCCGAGTCGCGCGTGGGGTTGCCGATCAGCAGCGTGATCGCTCCGGAGGAGGACATGCTGCCCGACGCAGCCTCGTAGACCTTCTCATCGATGCCGGATGCCTCATCGGCGACGAGCAAGATGTTGCGGGAGTGGAGGCCGGCCATGGCTTCTGGTGTTTCAGGGCGGGACGTTCGTGCTGTGACGAAGCACTCTTTATCCGATTTGAGGGTGATATGATCGGTGGTCACGTCCCACAGCGCCTGCCACTGCTCGGGCATGCGGCCCATCCACTTGAGCAGCTCGGGCCACAACACGTCGAACAGCTGCGGCGCGCTGGGCGCGGTGAGGGCGCACTTGAAAGGCGCCCTCGTGCAGATGAACCACAGCACCACCCAGGCGGCGAGGCATGACTTGCCCACACCGTGGCCACTTTTGATGCTGTGCCGGGTGAAGCCCTTGGCGAAGCCACGCAGGGCTTCGATCTGCCATGCATCGGGCTCCTGGAGGAGCACTTCGCGCACAAACGCTATGGGGGCGCGGTTGTAGCGCTGCAGCGCGAAATCGAAGGCAGAAAAGTCGGGCGGTGCGTCGTTGGGAGGAGACGCAGCGCCCGAAGTCGGTGGTGAGTCTGTTGTATCCTCTGCCAGGATATCAGGTTGCAGGTGCAGCGTCATGGGGCGAGGTGGCCATAGTCGCGCTCGCGCACGTAGCGGATCAGCGACCAGCCGACACCCACGTCGGCGGCGATGCTGTGGTCTGACGCACCCTCGGCGTACTTCCCGTCATCCCAGTCGAACGAGGCCTCCAACTGCTCGCGGATCGCACGCTTCTGCGCGTAGCTGAGCTCGCGGTAACGCACCTCGTGCGTGTGCGGCATCGACATCATCGACATAGCGGGTGGCTCCCCCTGTGGGTAACATGCCACTACCGGCGGATTCCCGCCAACTGGAACGCCAATGCCCAAGCCCACGGACGATCCGCAGCTGGAACAGCGGGTGGATGCGCTGGAACAGCAGGTCGAGCAAAACACGGCGGCGATCGTCGATCTTGGCGCCCGTGTGCTGGCGCTGGAGAACGCGGCCACCACGCCCACGCCACCGACACCAGAGCCGCCGGGCGGTATCATCGACAACACACTGCCCGAACCGGAGGAGCCGGAACCGGCGCCAATCGGGGAGGGGCTGGCCGTTGTCATCCGCACACCATCCGGCGAGACGGATTACGAGCAGGCCGGGGCCGAGGACATGGGGGACTACGTCGACCCCGAAGGCCAGTTCACCCAGCACTGCTACCGCGCGCCCCGCCAGGACGGCACGCTGCCCGGCCTCACCGTGTGGTTCAGACCTGACGCTGACGGCTCGCGCCAGGAAGTGGTGGTGGAGTTGGGTGTGCCGTTGGTCGCCTCGCTGACGCCCGCCAACCTGGGCGCCTACACTGCGGAAATCTGGGACGGCGACACGCTGGTGGCCACGATCGAGATCCCGTCGCATCCGTGGTATGCCCGCTGGCGCTGGCAGTCGGCGCCCAGGCCGGTGCGTGTGACACGCGAGCAACTGATCGCCGAGGGCAAGGTGCCGCACTACGACGGCACGACGCTCGCCCAGTTCATCACCGATCTGGCGCCGCAGACGTACACCGTGATGGGCTTCAGCGGCATGGTCACCGGCATGGGCTGGACCGGCGACCGGCCAGACATCGGCATCCTGACCGGCTGGGCCGCACAGTGGTTGTGCAAAGGGAACAACACCTCAACAGTCATTGCCCAGGGCGAGGCGTCGGGCACCATCAGCATGCATCTGCGCGATCCGGAGACTGGCGCGCCGCTCGACCTGGCCAACGATTGGCCGAAGCTCACCAGCTACAGCAACGGCGGCGATCCGATCGTGCCGATGACCAAGGGCATCGTCACCTACGACAGCGGGCACTCTCCCGCATGCAGCTACCTGCCGTGGCTGCTGACCGGGGACGTGTATTACCTCGAGGCGCTGCAGTTCCAGGCCAACATCGAGATCATCGGCGAGCCGGCATCCGGTCGCTACACCTGGGCCGGGCGGTATGGCGCGTGGCCGTTGCGCAACAAGCTGTATGCAGCAGCGGCCTCACCGGACGATCCGCCGCGCTGGCTGCTG